GGACCCTCTGAGGTGTCTGGGCAGCGAAAATATCAACGCTGCAAGAATTACCAGATCCTCATAATCCGATTACAGGAAATTACCCCTGTAAATCGGTCGGAAGCCATAAACACGTGGCTCCCGCGTGAGACGTTCGTCTCACGGTTCGTGACGTCTTTCGACGTTTAGCGAAGGGACACTGAGCAGAAACTCCACTCAGTGCACCCATCATTAACGCGGTTTGGTACCGCTCACGTTTCCGGATGTCTTTATCAGGGACACTGGAAACCATGACTTCCAACCACGACCACGCACGGATCTTTCGATCCCAGCGTGCAAATGGAGAAGTCATAAACATGTCGAGAGATACCTCAAACGCAGAATACTCGACGCCTTTATAAGGGCGCACGAGTCTCTGGTGTTTGGGTATCAGCTCAAGAAGGTACTCACGTACGTTCCGAAATGCATGAAACCAAAGAGGTTTCCGCATAGACATGTTGTAGAACTTAATTATGTTTTCTGCAGAATCGAAAGCATAGTCAAGTGTTAATGGTCGAATATCTCGACCGCTAAACCAATCTGCTCCACAGCTTTCACGGAAATCGCCTTCTAAGAAGGTCTTCTCTGTGTTATGCCGGAATCCTAATTTCCATAAAGTTGCAATAACTTGTTTGGAAACGGAACGTCTGACTATGATATCGTCCCCGTATACGACAAAGTCGCCCGGGGAACAATACACATGACAGACGGACGCGAAAATAAGCGTCTCTAAAGGAAAGCAGAAACCGTTACCCATTGATGTGAACTTCTCGTAGCGATGCACTGCTCCGTCGAGTTCATAACCTTTACTCCGAATCGAGTTCAAAAATTCGAACCAATCGGGAGGTACTAGGCGCCGCACAACTTCAGTAGCGATACTGTCGCTGGCGGCTGATAAATCAATGGTTACAAAAGGATCGCTCTGTCCAGGTAAACTACCTAGACGGGCTAGTTCTTGATTCCGTTCTTGCGAACTAAGATCAAGACCAACGCGCTTGAGGCACCGACGCATGAAAATGTCGGTGCCTTTCTGCACGTATCCATTGAGCAACGGTTCAACGGCAATAGTTCTATCAACTAAAGTCGTTTTTGGCACGAAAACAATTTTATTGTTTTGGACCAACTGTACCCGATTCTCGACTTCCTTACGGAACTCAAGAATGTCATAGCACACGGGTCGCGCTAAATCTGGGTTGAGTAGCTCCCAGACTAACGGATCCTGTGCTAGGGCGGATACAGCATAAGGAAGAGCACTTGGAGTACACGACCAACTAGGCGAGAGAAACTTCCTCGCCATGTTGGTTACATCACCGTGTACCCCAACTGACGCTCCAGGACCAAAGTCACATTCCTGATAGACGCGTGCGAGATCGGGTTGATTTCCGATGACGTACGCAATCCAACCAGACATCCTTTGCAGGACGTCTGTGTCAGGGTCCCAACGGGGAGTACTTCTCCGCAGGAACTTCAAGTTGTATTTCTTGCAGCGATTTTCAGCCGCAAGAAACTTATCCACCGCCTTAGCCCTTGCTAAAACTTTTAGCTCGGGGGCAGGAAATGGATACTTCTTGATGAATGCAACTAACTGACTAGCCGAGAAAGCATCCTCGGCATTGGCGTGCACAGCATTGCCAATAGTGTCAGCCCACGAAAGCAGTTCGGTGTACTTTCGACTTTTCAATAAGTCGACCGCATACGCAGCCACTTCCGTAGGATAGTCCTCCAACATCTTTGTAAAACAACACACATAAACGCTGTGTGAGTTGTTCTTGAGATGTTTTTCCAGTTGCTGTAGCATTGATGCTATAGACCTGTTCTTTTTGGGGTTCATTACGAGCTCCTATGAGAATTCCACCAATGGTTTTCCATGAGTGGAAATGAACGAATAGATATACTGTAAACAACAGCATACCTAAAGCGAGTGCGAATAACTTCTTCATCGGACACTCAGATCAGAAATTGACCTGGAGAGCCTTGATAGCAGTCTTCGCATCAGCTGTGGCCAAATATGCGGCCATATCGTTCACCAGTGCATCAATATCCGCGGACGCAGCGCCGACGGGGATACTCGCATTAATTTGAAGGATCGCATTACCAGTTATGGTAAGTGCGCCCGTCAAAGCGAGAGTCCTAGTCAGTTTAACTGCGTTGCGGCCCACCCCGGAGAAAGTTACAGTAGGCTTCGGGTACACACGAGAGACTTGGAGATCATCCATGGAGCTCAAAGTGTGCGCCGGACCATTGTAACCTACCGAGTCCTGACCAATACGGTCAGCGGTGAAGGTCTTTGTATTGAAAACGAGTGACATCAGGATAACTCCTTATAAAGTCGCGAGTTGGGTGGAGCGGAATGCCCCATCTACAACTTCGCAATTCGTTGAGAAATTAACGCAAAGCCATCGAGAAACCTAAGGTCAGAGCAAACTTGACCTAAGCTTCCGGGGCGAAACGTTATACTGGGCCCAGGACAACTCGGAACACGTTGCAACGTCTCTTCGACGTAGACATGTGAATCCGAGATGGGCTCAGTGACGACGTATGTGGTACCATTGATCCTAGTAGACGGCACAGCAAATGTAGCCGTTCTAGTTCGGGTTATGGTCGTCCACATAGCGATCGGACTTAGCGATGCATACGGAGTTAGGCCATACAAGAAATCACCCACGTTAGCAAACCAATCAGCAACAAAGCTGTAAGGTAACAGTTCCCAGGGAAGAGCAAGTATACCACTTGCATCCACACCTAGGGACTGAGCTATCGTGATTTCGCGTTCAGTCAGGATACCACATCGGGCAAGAACCTCGTCCGAATAGGTAACCGAATAGTCCGCGATAGTGCTTTCAGGGCCTAAAACATAAGAGGAGACAGATGATGTCGCGTAGGAAGAAGACTGCCCACGTGACGTGAATCTGTGCCTCGTTCTGTCCTTGTTGCCAAGCTCAGTAAGAACGCCTTTCACAGTGCTGATGAGGGGACGAACCCCAAATCGGTATGACAACCACAAGCGCTCGGCCCAAGCACGTATCTCGGCGACCGTCTTAGCTCTCCGCCTAACTTCGTTAAGATCGCGAGCAACACGATCCATACGAAATTGAGCAAGAGACAAGGGGTCTTTCAAGAGACGTACGAGCTGATGGATTTCTGCAATGTCTTGTAAGACACTAGCAGTATGTCCATTAGCGTCGGCCCATGCATCTGTAGCTGCCAACGAGACGATGCTGTTCATTGAACTAGCATCGAGAAGAGATTTTTGATCCATTACGTACGGACTTATTGCTTGCACCAACGAAAGGGTGTAAGGTGAGTCGTATTCGTAATGGTCAAAGTGTGACTGGCAAGACGAGTGAAAGTAGTTCTTCTTGCGTCGAGAACCGAAGTTACCGTTCTTTATGCAAGTAGTTCTCACACGCGTCATGGGAGTATTTACAATACCACCAGCCGCCACAATCTTCTTAAACCCTGGGGTCACGATATCGTCCATTAGGATAATTTCGCCAACCTTACCCGCCGAACTATAGCTAGATGTCGACACAGCATCGCTGCATGTCGTCACCGAGGTTTTAGTTCCGGTGGATGAGGAAGCAATACTACCTTTTGAACGAGTACGCGGGTAACCCATGATTTATCTCCTGTGAAATGCCACACCACATTAGTAATGTAGCAGCCGTGTTGCAACAACCTAAGGTCATGGGAGGAACAAAGAGATAATTAGTCTCCAAGTCCCTCCCAAGTCGCCAGACAACAAGAACATTTAATTCTTGCGACCTGAACGAACTACGCAGCGAGGTAGTCCATGACGCTGTAAAGCCTCCTTAACCATCACATCGTTGGCAGAGAGCTTCTCGACGAAATAAACGTCGGGAAGCCTGTCAAAAATGGATGACGACGAAGGCATAGCATCATGGGC